AAGGTTATATTAGTATCAACAGTCAATAAACTTAATCACTTCAATGCCATTCGAGTTAAAGCAGAGCGCGGAGAAAATGAATTCGTACCATTTGAGGTAAAATGGGATGATGTTCCCGGAAGAGATAAGGAATGGAGAGATCAAACCATTGCTAATACATCTCTCGAAGATTTTATGCAGGAGCATGAGAATGTCGCCCTCGGTTCATCAAATACATTAATATCGTCTTGGGTACTTCGAAATATTATTACCTCAGAACCCGTTGAGATAGTCGATTCTATCAAATACTTTGATAAACCTATTACGGGGAATAAGTATATAATAACAGTAGACACTTCTCACGGGAAAGGTCTTGATTATTCAGTCTCCACTGTATTCGATATTACACAATACCCCATTAAACAAGTTGCAGTGTTTCGAGATAATAAGACATCCTCTAAGATATATACAAGGATTATTAACAATCTTGGAATACAATATAATAATGCACATATTCTAGTGGAGTCGAATGATATTGGACATACTGTAGTTTCCGACTTAAATTATGAATATGAATATGACAATTTAATATCAGAAAAAACTTCTACCGAAAGATATGCTCTCGGAGTTCGTACAACAAAATCGACCAAACGTATAGGTTGTTCTATATTATCAGATTTAATTTCAAATAATAAACTTATTATACAAGATGAAAATACTGTATTTGAACTTTCCAATTTCGTTGCAAAAGGATCATCATATGAAGCAGAAAGAGGAACCACAGACGATATAGTTATGACTCTTGTGATGCTTGCATGGTATACATCAATAGAAAATTTTGAATATCTAAGCTCTATAAATATAGATGATCTCTACCGAGAAAAGTATACAGAAGTAGATGATATCATAGCACCTATCATGACTACAGAAGAACCCGCCGGATACTATGAAGCTGGTGATTATTGGGTTAAACCTTAAATTAATATATTATAAATAATTATATGGCAGAGAAAAATAGTTTTTTTGGGTTCTCGTTTAAAAAATCCAAGAAAAAGAAAAAAGAAAGTTTTGTAGCACCAATCAATGATGATGGTGCTCTAGATGTCGGGGTGTCTGGGTTTTTTGCTGCGGCAGTTAATGCGAAATCAGATACAGCGGCAAGCGAAAACGAATTAATTCGGCAGTATAGAACTATTGCCATTGTACCAGAAGTTGATCAAGCAATCGAAGATATTATAAATGAAGCTATTATCGCAGATGGTACTACCGGACAAACAGTATCTATAAGCATAACAGATTCAGATTATTCTGAGAAAATTTCAGAACTTATCAACGAAGAGTTTGAAGTAATATTAAAACTTCTTAATTTCAATGCTCAGGGTCATGAAATTTTTAGAAATTGGTATATAGATGGTAGAATTTATTATCATAAACTAATAGATATATCTTCTTCTAAGAAAGGGCTCGTTGAGCTTCGTCCTATCAACCCAACTGAAATAAAAAAGGTTCGGGAAATAGTTAAGGAACTTGATCCTCAAACTCGAGTTGAAATTATAAAGGATATTATCGAATATTACGTTTATAATAACGGTCAAAATGAAATAACTATATCTCCTGATTCTATATGTTATGAAACATCTGGGGTGATTGATAGAAATAATGCGATGGTTCTATCTCATCTCCATAAAGCTATTAGACCTGCAAATCAACTTAAAATGACTGAGAATGCACAGGTTATATATAGACTTGCGCGTGCTCCAGAACGTAGAATATTTTATATTGATGTTGGTAATATGCCTAAAACTAAGGCAGAGCAACATCTCAAAGAGATAATGGATCGTTATCGTAATAAAATGATATATGATGCTAATACAGGAACGCTTACCAATTCCTCAGATGAAATGAATATGATGGAAGATTTTTGGCTTCCAAGAAGAGAGGGTGGTAAGGGTACAGAAATAACTACACTTCCGGGCGGAAATAATCTTGCCGATATTGATGATTTAATTTACTTTCAAAAGAAATTATTCAAGTCACTGAATGTACCTGTTTCTAGACTTGATTCGGAATCTACATATACATTTGGTTCGGGATCTGAAGTTACGAGGGATGAAGTTAAATTTTCTAAGTTCATATCAAAACTTAGAAATAAATTTACTGGTATTTTTGATGACCTTCTTCGTACACAATTGATATTGAAGGGGGTTATTACTGAAGTCGAATGGGATAAATTAAAAGAGAATATCACATACAACTTTCAGGAAGATAACTATTACGCAGAATTAAAAGACTCTGAGATTTTAAAGGAACGTATATCAACCCTTGAACTCCTTGAGCCTTATATCGGGAAATACTATTCAAACGATTATGTCAGAAAAATAGTTCTGAAACAATCAGATGAAGAAATAAAGGATATAAACGATAAGATAAAGGAAGAAGAGAAGGATCCTATATATCAGGAGCCAGAAGAAGAAGATGAAGATAACTATTAACCAATGGAAACTAAAAAAGTGGAATTACTTGATAAAATTAAAACAGATAATTTAGTTGCAGCAAAAACAACGTTCAAAGACGTTATGTCACAAAAAGTTATAGATAAATTAGAGCAACTGAAAAAAGATATTGGTTCTAATTTATACAAAAATCAGGAAGAAAAATGAAACTCATAACAGAACTTCTAGATCATGATTTAAATATATTGACAGAGGGCAAGGGTAAAACCCTACACATTGAGGGTGTATTCCTTCAATCTTCTGTTAAGAATAGAAATGGTCGAATATATCCAAAAGAGATAATGTCTCGGGAAGTTCATCGTTTCGTTAATGAAGAAATTAAGAATAAGAGAAGTATTGGGGAATTAAATCATCCACCAAATCCAACAATTAATCCAGAGAGAGCTTCACATTTAATTACATCTCTTCAAGAGTCAGGCAACGATTACATAGGTAAAGCAAAAATCCTAGATACCCCAATGGGTAATATTGTTCGTGGACTGCTTGAGGGTGGAGTTAAACTAGGTGTATCTTCTCGGGGATTAGGATCATTAACCAAAAGGGGTAATGCGTCTGTAGTTGGAAATGACTTCAAATTAAGTACAATTGATATTGTAGCCGATCCATCGGCACCTTCTGCGTTTGTTGAGGGAATAATGGAAAACGCAGAATGGGTTTATGATGATGTCCTTGGATATCAAAGTATTCGGAATTCTATTAGGAAAACACCTTCTAAGTATCTCGAAGAAAAGAAATTAGAAGTGTTTAGTAATTTTATAAATAAATTATAATTAAATTTTTTATAAATAATTATACATATTATATGTTTACATTAGGAGAAAACAATGGATCAAGCTAAAATTGATGACCTTGAGTTAGAAATAACTGAAGAAGAAGTCATCGAGGCAGCAGAGGAAATTGTGGAAGAACTTGTTTCTGAGGATGAGGAATTATCCGAAAAGAAAAAAGTAAAAGAAGAAGAAATCGAAATCAAAGCTGACGAAGACGAAGATGATGAAGACGAAGATGACGATGATTCTGAAGTTGAAGAAAAAAAGAAACCCGTAAAAGAAGATAAAATTGATATGTCTGCTGATGTCGATGCTCTTCTTGAGGGTGAAGATTTTTCTGAAGATTTCAAACTTAAAGCTACCACAATCTTTGAAGCGGCAATTGGTGCTAAATTAGCATCAGAAAGAACTTTATTAGAAGAAATATTTCAGACTAAGTTGGATGAAGCTACTCAAGAAATTGAAGAAACTTTATCAGACAAAGTTGATCAATACTTAAATTATGTAGTGGAAGAATGGGCGAAGGATAATGCTATTGCATTAGAACACGGCATTCGTTCTGAAATATCTGAACAATTCCTAACCGGAATGCACGATTTATTCGTTGAGAATTTTATCGACATTCCGGAAGAAAAACTTTCTATTGTTGAAAGTCAATTTGATGAAATCGAAGAACTAACTTCCGCATTAAATGATGCAGAAAAAGAAAAAGTTACTCTTTTCGCTCAAGTTAACGAAGCAAAGAAAGATCGAA